AATTATGGCTATGTATAGGCCAAAATACATGGGCGATAATTATCCAACATGGATGGCTATTAATAGAGTTGAATGGATGATGGATAATAGACGGGAATGGATGACCGATAATTATAAATTTTGGCTAGTTGATAATAAAAAGATATGGCTAGCGGATAATTACCCTGAATGGATGGCCTACGCCCTGCCGGAATGGATGTCATACAATCGCAATAAATGGATGATGGCTAATCGATTAGATTGGATGGCTGATAATAGGCCCTCATGGATGGCTAATAATCACACGAATTGGATGGCCGATAATAGGCCAGCATGGATGATGAGTAATAGACTGGATTGGGTAGTTGATAATAGGCCGGAATGGATTGCCAATATCGTATCAAACGTGCCGGAAGATATTACAAAATTATTAAAATGAGAAATAAAATGAAAGAGTCAATATATATAAAAATAGCGCCATTAATTGGTATCACGGTTCTTATGATATCCGGTGTAATTATCTGGGGATTGATTATTAAAATACTTATATGGACGTTTGATGGTTGTTTATGAAAAATAGTATCGGTTAGTATTAATAATAATCGCCTACCGCTAGCTAGGCTCTCTGAAGCTAGCACCACTCAACGGGATGGTTAATGTCATCCCTTTTTTTCCTATATGAATTTTAAACAATTAAAAAAAGAAGAATTGCATAAATATATTTCACGGCGTGAAATAGCAACTCAATTAGGCATAAGTAAAGAAGGCGTTAAACAGCATTGTTTGCGCAGAGATGTTCTACAGCCCATCGGATATTTTGGAAGATTCTTATATTACGATAGAGCGAAAACGGAAGCTTGGATATTAAAATTCAAGAACAATAAACATCATGTTAATGCTAAAAAAGAAACTACAAAAGTGACGGATGTATATGGAATCAGATCAAATAAAAAGAAAATAATTTATTCAGGAAAGATGTTAATGCACATACTTTTCTGTCAACCTGCCCTAAGAAATGGGAAATATACTTATGAGGATTGCGGCAATGATAACGATGATTAATATATTTATACTTGGCTTGGCCATAGGATATTTTATAGGCCAACTTGTTGGCATTAATAAATCTTTTAATAAAATGAAGGAATTAAATAAATAACCATGAAACTTGAAGAAGAAGTATTGGCTAAATTTAGATCTTTGCGAAAAGCGGTAGCTGATGAAATATTATCAATGACTGATGAGGAAATCTTGAACGATGCAAAGGATCAATGTCTTGATCCTGATGAAGTTGCTTTAACAATGAAGTCTAAAGCAATGGATATGATCGCGAATATCCGTAAACAAAAACTCGTTAAACCAATAACCACTTTGAAACTTGAAGAATATCAAACTCGTTGCCTTGGGTTTGATTGTACTGAAACTGGAACATGTCTTAGATATTTGCAACTATGGCGTGATCCAGTAGGCGAAGAATTCCCAAGAATTGAAACAGGGCAGCATAAGGACGATGGTTGTATTTTTAAAATTGAGGTGAAAAATGAACTGGCTACTAAATAACTTTGATCAATGGCAGATATGGTTATTAATATGTGCATCAATAGCTACGGCATTCTTTGTCGGTTGTATTATTTAGTGGAACTTATTATGACATCTCACCTTGAGGAATGCCTTATTTCAAGAATTAAATTACAAAAGAAAACGATGGAGCAACTTAATGAACAATTAAAAGAAAGAAGCATAAACCTATCCAAGCTTGAAATGGATTTAAAATCCTTACAAGCGCTTAAACATAAACATGAGGAAACTAAAAATGGCACAGTTTAACTTTGACGCATCACAAATAACTCCGGATACGGGTTTCTTGGAGCCTATCCCCGAAGGCCGTTATACATTAATGATGGTTAATTCCGAAATTAAAACTACAAAAAGTGGAACCGGATTAATATTGGCGGCTGAATTTAAAGTCGTTGGTGGTGAGAATGACGGATATCCTATTTATACGAACTTCAATATTAAGAATGATAATCCAAAAGCCCAACAGATTGGACTATCTCAATTAAGTTCGGTTTGTCATGCCGTGGAAATCCTTCACATGCAAGATAGTAGCCAGTTACATAACAGAATTTTGGAAGCTTATCTAAAAATTGAAAAAGGACAGGCCAAACCGGATGGTAGTGGTTCTTATAAGGATCGAAACGCTATCGCCGCTTATTACAGAAGGCAGGCTCCTAAAGCATCCAAAGCGCCCGTGGCTCCTACTCAAGAATCTACTATGAAAGTGCCAACGTGGGCGCAAGCTAACCCAACTCATACGGAAATATCTATGGATGTGCCTATATAGGAATCCCTTTTACAAACTGTGGGTATCTCTGAAGAAGTTCCTACTTGGGTAAAATAATACGCAAAAAATAATAAGTTGGATTTAAGGCGTAGTTTTAAAACGCTAACGCCTTAATTTACTTTAATACGTAAAAGTATAATAGCTAATTTTATAATTTACTTTTATACGGAAAACTAAAATGACAAATTTTAATCAATATTTTCCAGGAGGTTTCACTCCGATACCCGAACTTCTACCTGAGGGGATTTATACCGTCGTTATCAATCGTTCCAACTTGGCGGATAATAAAAAACTAACGGGGATTAATCTTACGCTTAGGCTTGAAGTTCTAAACCCACCCTATGAAGGTAAAGCCATTTATGATTGCCTATGCGTTGAGAATAATAATGAAAAAGCTCAAGCCATCGCTCAGAGTAAACTAAAAGATATTTGTGAAGCCGTTGGCGTTACGCAAATAACGGATACTAAACAGATTATTGATAAACCGCTTTGTGCAAGGATTAAAATTGAATTTGACGCTTATGCTACTGAACGTGGCGGCGGTGAGGATATTTACTGTAATAGGATTTATTCTTATCACGCTATAAGTGTGATTGGAAATTCAAACTTTAAGGCAAGTCAAAAAATAAAACGCCCTGCCAAACAAAAAATTGGTAAAAAATACGTAAAAAATATAGAGACTTATGCAAAACTTAACAAAATGGAATCCCAAGATAAAAATAATCTGCCTTTTAATGATGATGTACCTTTTTAAACTTGGAGTTTCAAATGAATTTACAACCCTCGGAACACAAAGTAGAAGAAGAAACCATCGACGTACATTCCATCTTCTTAACCCTACAAGGGGAAGGTCCTTTCACGGGGGAACGAGCCATATTTATCCGTTTAGCTGGATGTAATTTGCAATGTAAAAATTGTGACACTGATTATACCACTGGGCGTTATGGTCAAACAGTCCCTAAATTAGTAGAGCATATTAAGAATATTGTTAATCACGGTAAAAATTCTCTTGTTGTTATTACAGGGGGGGAGCCTTTCCGCCAACAGGCATTAAGTCATCTCGTTTCTTCTCTTTTAATCCATAACTTTCGAGTTCAAATTGAAACTAATGGAACGTTATATCAAAAGCTACCTTATGACCATTATTTGTTAACTATTGTATGCAGTCCTAAGACCCCTACATTAAATCGACAAATGATTCCATATATTGATGCTTATAAATATGTAGGTACCCACACTAACTTGGATTCTAGCGATGGATTGCCAAATACTCAGCTTGGCGATAATCTAACTATTGGTTTATATAGATGTTCCAAAGACTCCAATACATACCTACAACCGATTGACATGGGGGTACGTTTTTTGAATAACATGGCCCAGCAAGCCGTGGTTAATAGTTGTATTAAACATGGATATAAACTCTGCCTGCAAATTCATAAACTGGTGAACCTACAATAAAAAAAACAAAATGCTTAATGATTCCGTAAGGTGGACAGGATTCAACCACCGTACTTTATATGGCAAAAGAGCGATATTAATTTCATGAAATCCACATCCTACAACCTAGATTTATTTTGGTGGGAAGAGTCTACACCGCCCCAGTTTAAAAAAAACGGCATTAAACGTCCACCCGAACCGATTTGGGAACGGGAGGACTACTTGCCAGGTTTAGAGTCGGCACTAGCCGCACGGTATAATCAATTCACGGATAGTGAACTGGTTGCCACTGTGGGAACCCCCTTATATTTTGATATTGAGTGCTATAAAAACTATTTTCTTATTGCCTTCAGTGAACCCAATTCCGGCAAATGCTTATTATTTGAAATACTGGACAACGAGGTATTGGATAGTGCTAAATTAAAGTGGGTTATGGAAAACTTTCAGCTTATTGGATTTAACTCTAATAACTATGATATTCCTTTAGCCACTTTAGCTTGTTACCCGCACCATGCCAATCCTACTACTTTTAAGAAAGCCAGTGATTTAATCATCTTGCAAAACTTTAGACCTAATGACATTTATCATGAATTTAAAATCATTCCTTTTAATGTTAATAGCGTGGATGTCATTAACGTCCTCCCTCTGGACGGATCCCTAAAAGTTTATAGCGGACGTATCCACGCCCCAAAACTACAAGACCTTCCTTTTCCTCCTGATAATGAACTCACCTATGAGCAGAAGTTAATTACTCGCCATTACTGCATGAACGATTTATTGGATACGGTGCTATTAACGCATGCTATAAGCCCACAGTTAGATTTACGCTGCGCTATGAGTAAGCGGTACAGAATGGATTTAAGGTCGCGTAGTGACGCGCAAATTGCGGAAATCGTTATACGTGACGCGGTTGAAAAGCGCAAAGGGTATAGAATAGGCAAGGAACCAGTAGAAGTAGGTAGGGTTTATAAATACAAGGTTCCCTCCTTCCTAAAGTATCAAACTTCCTTAATGTCCACGGTGTTAAGCGTGGTTAAAGATAGTCCATTCGTTGTTGCTGAGAACGGTCGCATAAGTTTACCACCGGCATTATCAAGCCTTAACATTGTTATCAATAATAGCACCTATCAACTGGGAATTGGTGGTCTGCATTCCAAGGAAAAAAGTCAAGGGTATATTGAAACGGACTCTATGATTATTCGGGATCGAGATGTGACGTCTTATTATCCCATGATTATACTCAATCAAAAGTTGGCACCTAAATCGATGGGTACGGACTTTCTAAAAGTCTATGGACTGATTGTAGATGAACGGATTAAAGCTAAACATACGGGGGATAAAGTTACGGCGGATTGCCAGAAAATTATTATTAATAGTTCCTTTGGAAAAATGGGCAATCAATACTCATCCTTATACTCACCTCAGTTAGTCATTCAGATTACATTAACGGGTCAGCTTGCCTTACTTATGCTTATTGAAATGCTGGAGCTTGCTGGAATAGAAGTTGTATCAGGGAATACTGATGGAATTGTTATTTACACTAACAAGCTAAACGAACCTAAGTTAAATGCTATTGTACATCATTGGGAAACAATAACTAACTTTGAGACAGAAGAAACTATTTATAAAGCAATCTATTCAAGGGATATTAATAACTATATCGCTATTAAAGAAAATAATAGCGTTAAGTTGAAAGGAGCCTATCGATTAAAAGATATCTCAAAGAATCCTGTTAATGAGGTATGCATTAATGCTGTGGTTAACAAGTTAACGCATGCTATTGACATCGAAGAAACCGTCACTAATTGCACGGATATAAAGGACTTCCTAACCTTGCGAGTTGTTAAAGGAGGAGCATTTAAAGATGGTATTTTCTTAGGTAAGACAATTCGCTGGTATAAGTCAACCGATTGTCCTGGAACAATTATATATGCTAAGAGCGGTAATGACGTCCCCTTAACGGAAGGATGTAGGCCGCTACAGGAGTTACCCACAGTGTTTCCGGAGGATGTGGATAAACAATGGTATATTGATAACTGCTACAAGATACTTGAGGAGATCGGGTTTATTTCTTCTTCTTAGTGGCTTGTCTATCTTGTATAGCGCCTGCAATACCACTAGCCACATAGCCTTTTAACGTGGGGGTTACTTTTCGTTCCAACGTTCCCAAGCTCTGAGAAACCTCGCCCATCAAACGGGGGCTTGTACTTAACAAAGAAGCTGCTAACAAAGGGTTATGCCCATAAAGTGACAATCCGCCTAATCCCGTTGCACCTGCAGCTTGTAGTCCCCTAGGCGTCCAGCTGCTCAACGACTGCCCTGCAATACTGTTGAGCATCTGGGGGGCCCCCGCATTTTGCATATCCTCAACAAGTTTAGTTCTATTCCCAAAGTTTGTATTGGCATTATTTCGGCCTATGCTCTGTAATTTCCTTAACGCCGTATCGGTTGTAGCCTTTTCACCCAATGAAAAAGTCTTGGTAAGCTCCGTTAATTGTTTAGAAGCATCTGCATAATTCTTCATAGTTTCGGCATATCCAGGGGCTTGCTGCTCAATTGCACCCCGTACCGCATTATATGATCTATTCGCTACAGCACGTTGAGGCGTTCCAAAATTAGTTCCATCTTTAATATTTCCAATATATTTTTTTAATGAGTCCAACCCTTCAATGGTATGGAATTGTGCGGGGTCTTGCTCAGACCAATCTGCAACCGCTTTTGTTATTTTATCCTGTACCTTTAAAGTTTTTGGATTTATAGAAACACCATTAAACGTATCTATCTTATTTGCATCTTGTACGGCTTGGGAAATGGGTTGAAAGTTTAGAGGGGTTTTGTCTTGAAAAATATCGCCAATACCCGATCTATAATTACTTCCCCTAACATTCGCTAAATTACCCAAAGCCGATTTCATCGTATTTATAGTATCCGACATAGGGATTGCTCCGCGCATATTTCCCTTTAAAGCTGCTGCTGCATCGCCACCCGCTTTCCCCGCTTGATATGCCCGCCCAATTGTATCTGTACCTGTACCTGTGGTTAATCCTAATAAAGGGGCGGCTATTTTACTAGTACCTTTTAAAAGCCCTTTAGTTAATGCCCCTATGGGGGCAGCGATGGAACTGACATCAAATGCTAACCCTGCGGGGTCAGTGATAGCGGTTTGTTCTATATTATGCAACGAACCATATCTATCTTTATAGAATTTTCCAATTGAATCTGCTGTCTCCATAGCTTCAGGGGTTATCTTGTCTTCTTGCCCTGTTAAATGGGCAACCCCGCCTACAGCACCTTGCGTTAATGCCTTTATCGTATCAGAAGGGTGCAATAAAGAGCTGGCGGCTCCGATTACCGTATTTCCAATAGATGGGAGTATGAATTTCCCTATGTCACCTATACTATAATCTGTAGGTTCCGGACTATTAAGGCCTTCTTGCCCAGTGGATTGCACAGGGTTTCCCACAAGTGTAGTGGGTTGTCCTAAAGCCGCCTGCAGTTGGGCATCAGACATTTTAGTGTAATCTTCTTGGGTAGAAGCGGGTTGTTGAGTTTGTGAAGTTTGTTGCCCAAGAGCGGCTTTAATCTCAGCATCGGACATTTTACTGTAATCTGCGGTATCCACAGGTACTTGTGAGGGGCTATCTCCTAAAGCGGCTTGTAAATCCGCATCTGACATTTTAGAAAAATCTTCTTGAGAAGCTTTATAAGGATCCTCACTAGCCGAAGCTGTGGGTATCATAAAATCCAAGGCTTTTTGAGCTAGAGAAACCCTTCGAGTATTATTTTTTTCGTTAGCACCTGCGCGTTCAAAATGATTACTAAATGCATTGGTAGCGTCTTCAAGATTGGATGTTGCCATTAGCTTCTGTTTAGCGCGGCTCTCCGTAGTATTTAACTCATGATTAATAAAGTCTAGTTGTGTTCCTGGGTCAGTGGCATAACTACCTTGTCTTTGAGCAAAGGCATCCAGAGCTTTTTTACGGGGGCCTACCCATTGAGCTAATCCAAAAGCACCTGATTTTTTATTAATAATTTCAGGATTAAGACTAGACTCTTGAGTAAGATTCCCAGCAATAGCTGCCGCCTGATGGGGCTGATAACCCTTGTCCATAAAGTATTGAACAACATCTACTGATTTCATTTTATTAATCCACGACGTTTAGCTTCTTCTAATAGAGCGGGGTTTACTCCGTTAGGTTGAGGTTGTGTTGGAGTGGTTTGCTTACTTAGTTGCCTCTTGTCTAACTCAGCCTGTATTGCCGCTTTTCTTTCATTTTGCATTGTTATAGGGTCTTTGGGTATATCAGGTAAAGCGTTTCGATATCCTTTTTTGTATATGCTACCAATTTCATTATTGGTATTTACATATTGCTCGCGTAAAGCCAATAGTTTCTTCTGAATGGCTTCTGCCGTATCGGTCTCATTTGGCAGGAATGGTTGTAAGTATTTGTCCTCAGTAGGACTAACCGCCGCACCCGATATATCATGACGCTTGGCACTGGATATTTGTGATACGTCCGCTCTATATTTTGTCCCTTCAGGGTCAAGTCTTTGATTAATCTTGTCACCGCCCATCATCTGTAATCCAAATGATTTTGGCCGTTCTTGAACCGCTTTAAGAGCGGTATCTATTTGATTAATAGCCGACAAATTACCCGTATAGGCCGCTCTATGAGTTGGATTTATGTCCTTTATTAATGATTGCTGATACCTTTGCTCATCCCTTGTGTCTCTTGCATCCGCACGTTGTTGGGCTTGGTTAGCTAAATCCAATTGCTTTTGTTGTACTGGAGTAACCGCCATGCGTTGATCAAGTGCGCGTTGTGCTATAACATCGCCATAATTACCGCCGTTAGCCATTCCAGCATAGCTTAGATTGCCTTGCGCGTCTCTAGTCATCCCCGTTGGGATTGAACCCACATTATCTTTACGTTGTTGAAATGCCATAACGGTAGGGTCTTGAATATTTTTTTGTTCGGCGGTAGTTTGCAAATTATTAGCCATTGACGAATTAAAATTATCGTAAGCTTTAAGCCCTGACTTAACCAATTCAGGATTGCTTGAACTAACCATGCGGCGGTTATTTGTTAAAAAAGCATGAATTGGATTATCTTTAGGGATGACTTTTAGCTGCTCATCGATGACTCCGCCTATTTGTGCTCCTTGCTCTTTAGCGGCGGTATTTTCTAAATGCGTATTTAATTTATTACTTAAATAATTTGACAATAGACTGCCAATAACCCCTTTTAATACCCCGCTTCCACCAGGTTGAGGAGCTTGCACTTGTTGAGGTTGCTGAAAGAAACCGGCGGGAGGTGATTGATCAGGAAGCGGATCGGCACTGTCGGCATTAGAACCCTGCCCCAAGAACGATAGCATCGTTCCTAATCCTTCCATATTGTCAGCCATTACCGTTTCTCCATTGTAATTAATAGTTAAATAATATTTTATTTTTTATTAAAATTATGTAATAATAAGTCTCACATAATATCCTTTGACGAGAATTAGCCATGCAAGACTTAGTATTTTTACAAAACAAAGAAGCCAGAATATCAACGCTGGAACTGTACAAACTTTTTGGGTATGTCAACCATTCAAGCTTAAAACAATTAATAAAGGAACAAGAATCCTTATTTTTAAGCCGAGGAACAATGCCTTTTGAGATTGTACGTGGACTATCTGAAACTAAGCGCGAAAACGAAGAATTAGGAAACACGCGGGGTGCAGGGCGTCCAACTAAGGGTTTTTTACTAAACAGACGACAATTTAATCTATTAGTAATGCTTTCCAGAACAACCGAAAAATCCTTACCCATAAAATTGGCGCTCGATGACCAGTTCCATAGAATGGAGCAGGCGCTCCAAAATGTTGTCGTCGTTTCTCCGCACATGGAAGCTATTCGCAAGTTACTCATGCTCGATGCTCCAAGCGAGTGGATTAAATTGTTTCCCGATGAGTTCTATATAGCATTGATGAGACTTTATGGCGACGAATTCAAAGGCAATAAAAGCACCCCGCCGTACTGCGCTCAGATAACAAGGCGCTGGATTTACGATGTGGTGCTCCCCAAAGAACTCAGCAATGAAATAAGCAAAGGAAAAGGCGAGGAAAAGAAGCATCAATGGTTCACCGAAAGCAATGGCAGGGAAGTTCTGCTACGACAAATATACCAAGTAACCGGCATAGCGAGGTCATCATATAGCCGAAAAGACTTTGAAGCGCGGTGCGCTACGCTATATGAGAATGCGCCCTTGCAATTAGCGTTATTCGTCTGAATATTGAATGGGGAAGCCATTACCGTTTCCCCATAATCTGTGAAATGAACCCATTAATATCCATCGGCTCTTGTTCGGCTTGTCCTGGATCACCTGCATTAACATAACCTTGCATTCCTTGTTGCATATTTAGCGGTTGCGGCGTACTTTGTCCCATGCCGGAATGTTTGGATTTAGATAGAAGTTGACCAAGCATTTGCAGATCACCACCTCCTTGTCCACCCATCTTACCCATTACTGAATCCATAATGCCGGAACCTGCGCCCGCTCCACCTGCACTTGCCGCTGGTGCAGCCGCCGCGCTTGTCGCCGGACTTCCAAACCCAGCTGCGCTACCCGCCGCACCTATTCCTTCAGCCGCCGGTGCCGCACTTGCCGCAGTTCCTAATGATGACATAGCGGGAGTTATTGCCGACCCCACAGCGGAGCCAATACCAGTAGCGGCTCCACCAGCAGCCGTGCCACCAAGTGCTGCTCCAGTACCCGCTCCAGCGGCAGTTCCACCAGCCGCACCACCCATTGCTCCACCAATAGAACTTAATGCCGCTCCAATAGAATCTATAAACATGTTAGTCCCCGCATTTTAAGTAGATAATCTTCATAAGTATCACTACTTAGATAATTTTCTACTTCCTCAATATTCGTTTTGTCGCAACCATGAACCGTTATAAACACGGTATCCTCAATAACATAACCAGCTTTCTTTGTTCCTGCTGGAGTATTAAAGATAGCTCCTGCTTCTAACTGAGTAAAACCTTCCTTGGTGGCTACTGAAATCTTGCCTTTAGCAACTATATTAATACACTCATAATTATGTATTTTACCTGTTAATATAGAATCGGCAGGAAGGAAGCCCACACGAACATAAACGCCAGGTATAAAGAAATGATCTATTTGAATAATAGGTTCTTGTAGGTTCTCAGTGATCCAATCACCTAATTTATCAATTTTTTCTATATAAGCGAGTTCAGTGTTCATTACAGCAGTCCTGAACCTTTACCTGAACCGGAGTTCTGTCCATATCCCCAACCCGTTGAAGTACCCTGGCCCTGATTAAAACTATTACCAGAGTTAAGAACCGTTGGCGCGCCAATAACGCCTTGATAACTCTGCGCTTGTTGCCAAGGGGCGTTAGCGGCATTGAATTGCCCCATTCCATAACCTTGAACGGCACCAGTATTGTTAATCCCTTGGTTAACCGTATTCTGTTGCTGTCCTAGCATCCCTGACATTAAGTTTTGACGGTTAAAATTGTTAGTATCCGCTTGCTGTGCTATATTTAATTTATTCTGTAAATCCTTATCAAAGGTATTGTAACCAGTCTGAGCTAGATTACTTTGTAGAGCATCATTAATACCACGCTCCGCTATTCCTTGCGATACACCCTGTCTTGAACTTCCGGTCATCCCAGTACCTGCGGCTCTTGCATCCAGATTAGACATCATATTTTGCTGGGTTCTATTAGCATCCTTGATATATTGTTGCTTCATGGCATCGGCATAATTATTACCTTGGCCACCCATGACATCACCATAAATTTGCTGTGTAGCAGACGGCGTATTTTGGGATTGCTGTAATGAGCTCATTAGTTGATTACCAATGCCCAGTCCTCCGTAGACGCCACCTTGCTGCATACCTTGATTGGCATTAGCCGCGCCTTGGGCTTGCTGATTCTGATAATTAATAGCTCCTGGCACCATGCCCTGGCTAGTACCCACACCTTGATTAAATAAGCCTTGCGCTCCACTATATAGGTTATTTAATGCGCCGCCATTAAATACATTTTGCCCAAATGTGCTACCACCTGAGCGTGAGTTTTGGGAATTGTTGCCATAAATGTTGAGCCCTTGATTTTGACTTGAACTTCCGCTCATGATGGCTCTCCTATATTTAAGCCGTGGTTTTCGTGAAAGCCATATTTAATATTGGCTTGTTTCCTACATTTGATAGCATCTGCTAGATTATAAAAACGGCCTAAATGTATTTCTTTATTGTTAAAATGGATTGATGACTTCCATTTATTTTTAGACTTATCAAAACAAACGCCATTAAATCCAGATTTATTGTTTTTCCTCAATGAGGTATTTTGTAAATTTCCAATAACAATCGTATCGCGTAAATTTTTCCATTAATTATTACAACCATTATGATCAAGATGATCTACGCATCCAGATGGAAACTTTCCTATCATATATAAAAATGCCAATCTATGTGCATAATAGCGTTCATAATCAATAGTAATTTCTATATATCCAGCCTTAGTATAACTACCCATAATATCCCCAGCGCGGCTTCCTTTGCACCCAAATAGCCTTATAAAAATTCCTTTTTCAGGTATATAGTGAGCTACTTCAAATAATCGTTGTTGGGTTAATTCTTTTTTCATAATTCATCATCCAAAGGCAATTTAATTACTGAATACGTTTCAATCCATCCTTTTGATTTTAACGCCCTCATCCATCCGTCTCTAACTGCCATTCCTCTTAATTCAGTGCAATTAAATTGTTTAGCTAACATCTTTAAGAAAACTATAAAGTCTTCTCCCCAACTAAACATCTTATCCCCGCCGAATATAGGAATAAGAAGACTCTTTAAACCGCTATCGTAAGTCACTATTTCTATCGTAGTTACCGCTATAATATCGCTACCCATGTTAACCGTAACGATTACCGATCCTCCACTCATAGCGCGGTTATAAAGCGTTTCTTCGGTAAACTCCCCGTTACTAACCTTAATTACCCGTTCTAGATGAACCATTAATTGAGGCCAAAGGGAATCTAGCATTATAGGATTTAGCATGTGGAAACTGTATAAACTCATGCTATATGTACCCACCCAGTATTTTTATAAATCCACAATCCTTCAGCGGTTATCGGACCAATTATATGTTTAAAGTAATATAATCTACCGATAACGGGTCTTGTAGGTACGGATGTTCTGTGTTCTGGAACTAAATTAGATTGTAGATCATCTATAGATTGTGCCATCCTAGTAAAATAATTCTCTAAGTCAGGCGATAACCCTTTAGGTACGGTTTCCATTATCTTTGACCATTGTTAGCATAATATAGCGTAAATCCAGATAGCCCAAAGGGGGTATTACCTATACTTGAAAATTTCCAAGAATGATAAACTCCAGTAGACCGTATATCTACTTTCTTATTTTTTGATGGGTCATAGATCACCGCTGGTTTCCACAGTGTTTCAGCGCCTAGATTGTACTTTGAACCTATCTGTATGGACATATTGCCTGTGCATTGAATCATGGGATACATACTTACCACTGTGGATACTGACAATTGATTATCGAATGTAAAGTCTTCGTGAATCAACGTTGAATTAAGATCCGCGCTACCATCATCAACCGTTAATGCGCTTACAATGCTAGTCGCTGGATTGACGCCTATGATTGCGCCTAGAATGGGTATGTCATTTACATAGTTCCAGCTAAAAGGGGACAAATCCCATTGCCCAGATTGGTCATCCCATGCCGGATCTTGCCCAGCCGAGTTTCCAATTAAGTTAGCCCAGGAACCTAACGCATTATCATATTGAGCGGTGATTGTATCCCAACCAATGGCAAGGGTTGTGGCTATTAGTGGCGCATACGTCATACTGGAAAACTTTGAATCAAGATCACGTATTGAAAAGGTATCGTCTTCCCAATTATAAATTATCGCTATGTTTGGCAATGTAAAAGTTGCTTCCACAATACAGAACCATATTTCCTTCTTGGAATAGTCCGCTACTACGAAAGAATTTTTAGCATGTACGGAGCCCAATGCAGCCCTTACTTTTAACCTCAATCTATTATGCAATAATGATATGACATTGGTTCCATCATGAACCATTACATCATCTTGAGTAATAAAATAATGTCTTTGATTCGCATAGACAACACAGTTCTTAGCAAGTATTCCATAAGTATTAGATAGCTCTACTACATTCCATATAAACTCTCCACCGATATAGTGAAGTATGCTTATTCCAGATTCAGAATAAATTACAAACGTATCCCTAAGCGTTAGTCCATCTACGATTCGGCCATAGTTTCCTTGAAGAACCGATACGCCCGCTATGGTGGATAGATCGGTTTCATCCCAAGTAAAAGGTATGCTCCCATTATCGGCGGGAGCTGACCATCTAAAAGTCGTTGGTTTTTCAACCGCGCCTTCAACGGTTCCCAGTGCGAATAAGAAATTCTTATGTGACCGAATTAAGTTCGCATGTTTTGAAGCGGCTTGCCAAGTTTGCGTTGCTGAGAATGGCAATGGTTGTAAAAGTTGACTTCCGCTTATTGGATCCCAATATTCAGGATACCAATCTGGATTATTGAATATGGGAACTTGATTATCATTACAGAAATCCCAATTGTCGGCAACTACTGAATATGGAGCGGAAGATATATTAAAGAAACTGGTACCATTGCCAGCTACGATAGATGTGGTTCCCATTACTACATAGAAAGCAATATCACTAGATACGACACAAGCGATTTTACTTGGTGTAATAGGATCGGCAAAAAACATTAAATCGGTTTTGCCATTAAATGAAACAACGGCTTTTCTAACGCAGCGGAAATTACTACCACCCGTGAACGTATCAGGTGATAAATTAACGGGGACTATATCCGTATTAAGTCCTTTTGTTTCAGCAACCGTAATACTTTTAATTTCCATATTATTAAGACATTAACATAATGTAGGCAAGAACATACCAAGGTGGCAGATTCTGATTCGTAGCGGATACGCCAGTGCTTGCTATTGTGGTCACCGCTGATACAGTTCCACTTATAGTATGACTATGAGCTTGATTCTCAGTATCGGTTGTTCCGCTATGGGCATGCAATGCGCTAACTCCGCTAGATGTAGTATTGCCAAGAGCTAACCCAGCGCCGCCTTGAATAGTTCCGCCTCCTATAATAGTTGGAACGGTATGCGTATGATCCGAACTCTCTAAACCCGTTATAAACGTATGAGCGTGTAAGTCATTTTCCGTACTCGCGTTTAACGCTACCGTATTAACGGTACCAGCGGTATGCGTATGCTGCACAATAACTGAATCAGCCGTGCCGCCAATGGAATTAAGCGTATTAGATGGACTTTTGCCCCAAATAAACCGGCCTCTTAAATCAGGTGTTCCATTAGTACCATCGCATATCTGCCAGTTTGTAGGAACAACCGTACCAGACCACATGACAATCATACCAATGGGATTAGCATTGCTAAGTCTATCAAGCTGTGGCTGTATCGGGCTTGTCACTCCATCAACATAGTTTAATTCATCTTCCGTAGCCGTTATAGCCTTGGCAAAGCCAGTGCCGGATATGCCAGGAAATTGAATTTGCAATACTGATTTAAGCAACCTTAAATGGTCATCGCCCTGATTAATTGGGTCTTGCCTTGTTGGATTCGCTATTTGTAATTGACCAATAAAGGACGCTGTTTCTAAAGACATGATTCTTCCTTAATACAATTAGGCTCTTTCAAATTATTGGAAGATAATTGTTGATTAATATTACTTATCAAAGGAGCGGCAATAATATATGGCAATTGCTGCAACGCTCTATCAATTAGCATCAATTGATCTTGATTAAATGATAGTGTAATGAGTTCCATGGATTAAGCCGTTGTCATTAGTTTACGAAGGGCTCCTGACGCGTCTTTTATAGTAATGTAACCATTACATACGACATCGGCGGTTGCTCCAAAAGTACCAAAGCGCATATATCCAGTTCCCTTTGGATTAAACCTTATATCAATATTAGCATCGTCGCCTAAAGCTGACAGTTGGACGGGAAAACCCGTCGCATTGTTGCTTATATAAGCATAATTAACCGCGCTTGCGACATGTCCAAACTGAGCTATTTTTAACCCAGTGGCTCCTCTCACATAGACGTTATTGTTTGCTAGTAGCATTGATACTTCACTAGCCGATGTTGTTATGGAGCTCCGCAGGAACCCACAGCTTCCGCCTGAGGCATCCTCCCAGCCTAGCTGCATGGCATTTCTTAAAACAATAGCCTTGTAATGAGTAAGACTTTCACTATCCGTAAACGGTCTTAGTGAACTACTGCCAAATGCGATACCACGCCCCCAATTAGCTCCATTATTCGTTATTTGCAAGCCAATGGTACAAGAATCCGTAGTGCCATTAACGGCGGGGTCTCCACCTGCGGAAAGCGATATCCCTATTGTTTTAGTAGTAGCAACTGAATATAAATCCGTATAAGAACCCATTTCAGTTAATTCTATCTCCGTTCCAAAAGCCGCTCCCAATGAACCCACAGCGCGTTTTGAATCAAGATATAATGCCCATGCATTAACTGAATTAACAGTATTATCATTGTATGCAATTGAAGAAACGCCAATGGCGGCTCCTCCTGTTAGTTGAGATGTCCTTGTTCCTCCGGCTATACCAATTCCCTTGGATGCGTAAGAAACAGTAAGCGAATTTTTTTCAATCCAACCATAGTTAGGTTGTAGTTTAGCTCCAGCGGTAGCACCAGCCCAAGTTTTTACGGTTGATGTGGAATCGCCTGACATAACATTGGCATCGCCCAAAAATAAGCGGTCGCCTAGTCGATTGATAACCGCTCCAGTATCCGAAAACAAAAGTCCAGTAGTTGGCTGTATAAGTCCTAATACATGGAATTTATCAGTCCCCGTATAGATTAAGGCGGTAGTCGTAGATTGATAAAAATTACCAGTTACCACACCATTAATTTTATAAGAAGTTCCAGTAAGCAATACCGCTCTACCCGATGCTCCAGCTAGATTCAACGCAGCGGTATCATCAGCAACACCATCACCTATGACACCAAAGTCTTTATCACTTACATAATCTCTTAATTTATTTTGGGTTGTTCTAGTGACCGCACCTGTCCCCGCTTGTAGAAAATTAAATTGTGATTGTATATTGCTAGTGACACCATGCACATAGTTTAATTCCGCTTCCGTGGCAATGATGGGGATAGCAAAACCTGCGGAGGCCGCTCCTGGAAACGTATCTTTTAATACGGTTTTTATCAATCGTAAATGGTCATCGCCTTGTCCAACTGGATCAGAAGGAACTGGATTGTTTGGATCAAGACCTGCAATAGTTGATGCCGTTTCTAAAGCCATTTTATTTATCCTATTCTAGTCTGGAGCGGGGTACCACTATATACTAATACGTTATCAGCATCTTCCAGCTCAATAATAACTTGTTTAAATCTAGCGTCCCATAAGGATGCGGCATTGGCATCCTTAACAAAAGAATTTATTTCCACCAATATCCCGTTGATGTATAAATCAGGATGGTTTAGTGAAATCCAATTAGTAGGTACGGCAGGCGTCAATGGAACGATATTTCCATAATATACAATCTCCAATGAACTAGTGCCATCTATAACAATAGGCTGAACAATCAGTTTACTAGCTAATATATTATAAAAATGCTTTAAACTATTATCCACATTGACGGTATTTGTAGCCGTATTCATTTGTTCAGGATTGACAAGGGACAACGTATTGCGGCTTGTTGGCGTAGTTAAATTGACAATGGCGATATCCTGAAGCGCACTGAAATCGCTAGGTAAAACGTAACGACCATCCGTAGGGTTTGGCTCAGGAAAAGTATATCGAATACTCATGTCCTCAATAACCAATAATCTATTGATACGTGACTCAACCATTCGCATAAAAAAATCAATACGACTTGTGACATCGACATCCTGTCTGTCAGCATAAGCTAATGAAGTATTGACGATGTCATCGTATGTCATTTTAAGGAACCAATAATAAATTAAGGGGAGCCGAAAGAACTGCCGCAGAGGGTCTTGTGAATGCTAAAGGGACGCTGAATACGCTTTCACTCCTCCCCCAAATAGGATCAACATTGTAGAATGTAGCTTTAATACTGTGGGAACCAACTGCCACGTTAGATACGTCAATATGGCATGCCTTATTAACCGCTGGGCTATCGAATGTAGCGGCGGTATCTATTTGCACCTTACAACCAGTAATAGTTTGCGTAGTAGCATCCGAATCAACAAATGGCGCGGCATTAACAACACCAATGCCTAGTAAAAACAATAATAAATATTTCATTGCGTAAGTTCCTTAACATCGTTATAGGGTACTGACCTTCTAATACATTCCGAAGCTCCAGTTCCTAAATGATTACAAATTATAATAATAGGCATTTCACGACTAGAATCTTTATGTGAAGTGCCTTGTGATTGCGCGGATGCTTGTGAAGATTCCTGGTCTGATGATTGACTACTCTTCATAGCGGAAGTCATTGGCGTACATGCCGTTAATAACAATATTAATAAATATTTCACTAGCCCTCGTCATTACTAAATAATGCCCATATTATTGATATTGCTAGTACCCACAATAAGAAGAAAGTTTGCCAATCACTCATTTTGTTTTTGCCAATTGCGTGATTGAAAATTGGTCTGGCCATCCTATCCAACCATGCGGTATTGCATAAGCTGGTGTAACAATGGCATTGACATCAGGTGATAATCCATCCCAGTTCCAATCACCAAGTATGGAAAAATCAAATCCTAGTTTGGATAATTGATCAGTTGCTAGTTTGTCATTACCTAAACTATCATACGTATTAGAAGATATTTTTGGATTCTTGGTGCTGGTTGGGTCAACCTTAGATTTCTGCGCTGGAGTATAGTCATCCAGTTTAACGGTTTGCATCTCGACTAAATCAAGATAGTTCTGTTGTTCTTTACTAAACTCAGTCATATTGGAAGTGTAAACAATTCGTTTCATGGCGTATAAACATCCGCTGCTCTAGTGACTGAGGTTGCTACTGTAGGAATATGTGAACTAAGCGTACCGTCTTCAAGATCAGAGCCCCAAACATAAACACCTGCATTTGCAGTACCAATAAATACAGGTTGTCTTGCATTTTGGTCGGTATCT